CCCTCTTCATCGGGTTTTCGTGGTCCACTGAGTCCTAAAGCTTCTCTTTCTTCTTCAGAAATTACGCTTATTGCTCCATAATCATCACGTGCCATTAACTGTCACCTCCTGCTTCTGTGTTATCATATCTTCTATATTGAATCATCGCCTTACATACTGTACTACTAGAAGAGTTATTAGTTACATATACAGTCAATGTTGCTGCACCGACTACTAAAATATCTGTAGAATAAGGAAGGGAATCTTTAGTAGTATCCCCATCCGAATTCTGTATAAATTTACCATTTAAGTCAGCAATTGCGTTTGTTCCTGTAATATCTAATCTATATTCTCCGCCAGTTCCTTGCGCCCATATTTTTTCTATTATCCAAATTTCATTAGCTGGTACAGAGATATTTCCAAGTGTTGTTTCAGCTGTATCTCCTACTGTAGCTGACCAAACCTGCGAGTCGTAAAGTGTTCTCTTTCTATCACTGTAAGATACGCTAGTACCAAATATTGGTCTATTATATCTTAAATTTGCTAATACCATTTATAATAATTATACAGATGCTACTATTAATTCCACATCAATTGCATTTCCACCTGGATTTACTTGCAAGCTTGCAATATCAGCCATAGTTCCAAAACTTGGACTTGTGTCTGCTTCAGCTAGCATTAAAGCATCTGGGTTTCCTAAGATGTGGCTTTCTCCTGCAGCTAACTCAACTTGATATAAAGTTGCTGCTCCAACAACTGCTAATTCTAGTGGATTAGTATCATCTAAATTAGTTACTCTAATATATTTAACATCTTCTACGTCATAAGCTTGCACGGACGTGTGAACACTTGCTGCAAATGTAGCAATTGTAGTTGTCTGTGAAGCTGTACAAGATATCTGTCTTTTAGACATTTGAGCAATACTTCCTATTGATAATGTATTAGATGCACCTTGATTTTGTCCATTTAAATTAATACTTTCAGTTATTGTTACGGTCAATGTAGCGGCCGATAGTGTTGTTGCCATTAATATTTACCTCTTTTCTTCTTTTTCCTTTCTTCCATAGCTAATCGCTTCCCTGCTTTTGTGTATGGAAATGTTTTTTTACCTACTTTGGGCATTATTGTTCTTCCTCTCTAGTTCTTTTATCAGATGAATCATCATTGCTGGTGTCAGATTTAAAATTAGCTCCTTTGCCAAATCCTCCTTCACCTCCTATGTTCACCATAGATATATCATTATAATAAGTAGTACCGTCATCAATAATTGACATATGTTCTAACAGTTTCTCTCTTGTTATAACGTTCTTTTCAAATAATTGTAACCATATTTCAGGTTCATAGTATTTTTTGAATACTAAGCGACACGGTTGGTCAGTTATATCAGGGAATATCTGAGTTTCGAAAAACCTTGCAACTGCCCTCCTGTATCGTTCTATTTGTCTTTCTGCTCTTATTTCCTGTCGGGAGATAATTGATTTATTAGCGCCCGATTGTTCGATTAATCCTATAGAAAATAAGTAATTCATTAGGAGAGCAGATATAACAGGCTCTAGATGTCCCATAACTTCTAATACTCGACTGTCTCTAGAACCAGCGCCGGTTGTTCCCATATAACCGACTTCGTGATGATTATCAATCGCCACAACTCCTTGAGTAGCCGAAGATATTTTATCGTAGGCCTTAGCGAGATTCTCTAAAGCTGTCTTTTTGTCATTCTCAGAATCGAGACCACTTAAGTCAGCACTAATAACTTTAAGGTTATTAGAATTCATCTTAATAGATGCGAGAATGTCTCTATTGACACCCTTTAAAGCTTTGATAACGTGAAAGCTAGAACGACCAAATGGTATGCCGTAAGGCGACCTTGCATCACGTTTTATACGGCACAAGGCTATTTGCTCGTTTCTATAATCACCGAAGTCGTTTATTCTCCAGGTTCTCATATTTACCAAAAATCTAGAGTCTGAAGCGACAGAAACCTGTAAAAATTGAGTATCTTCTACCTCATTCACCTTTGCACCTAAGCTAGATGAATAAGTTTGCGTTTGACCTGCTATACTAGAAGGCATCTGCGATTCGCTACCCAAACGATTTGCGGGTTTGTTAGATGCAACTTTTTTCTTATTTGCCATCGTATCGAGGCGTAAAAGACGGCCATTCATAGCCTTAAGTTGCGTCAATTGTCCATCAGACCAGTATTTCTTTAATGCACCTGTACCCTCCCGTACGACATTAAGACCCATCATCTCAATCTCGTCGTATGCTAGTGGGTCAACATTTTCAAAGAATTCACGAACCTGTTCGGCTCCTTCACCAACAAATTGATAATCAGTGAATAATTCTCCAACCACGTAATCAACTAAAAAGGAGAACCACTCATTTTCTTGGTATTCCAGAAGATAGTGGTCGTAAAATTTAGTAACTTCTTTATCTCTGTAGTCCCCTATGCTTGTATCGTATACATCAAAGGTTTCTGAAGAATCAGTCAGTGGACTGTCTGAGGATGAAAACCATCCTCCAAAAAATGGTGATTTATTGTTATCTTCTGTCATAGCGACTCTCCATTATTTAAATTTGGAACAAATCTCCAGTATCTTCATATAAAGCGGGATTCTCCAAATAAGGGCGACGTTTATCTACCCAAATGATACATCCTTTTTTACCTACGTACGTAATATCATATCCGTACTTCTTTGCGTACGTTGCCAGAGCCCAGTGGCTTTCGCCGAAGTATTGGAAGCCTTTTATGATACGATGTAACGTTCCTAAAGGTATTCCAAGTTCATCTGCGAACACTCTGTAGCTTTGTTTCTTACTTTGGTTTCTATAACACCAATTTAAGATGGCAATGCAATCATTCTCTAAATTTCCTCCGTAAAAGCTCATAATTTCAATTTTGACGCTGCAAATCCTAAAAAAGGTGGACTTACATCTTTTGATAGATGTAGAAGGGCTAATCCCATACTATCGAGTAAATCAATAGTTCCACCTACAGGTTCTTTGAACTTTAAATAGTTAGAAGTGCCCTGGACCTTCTGAACTACTACTCCATCGTGCTCAAGAAGGAATTTTGTATAGAAAGGTTCGAGTTTTGGTACTTTCAGACGTCCGTCCATTATAATTTTACGATAATTCTGTAACATATCGTGCTTATATGGTCCTGTCATCCAAACACCAAGTACTTCTTTCTTAGCTGCTGTTTCATTGGAGTATATCTTCACCGAAGGTATTCTCCTAGGTTCTTTAGTGAGGTCCGCTGTTATTTGTATACCTACTGCAGTAGCATCGGGGTAAATGCGGACTATCTTACCTTTATACGCGTGATATATAGTCTTTATACGTTCTATAATAGGGTCATAGTCTCTTGTGCCCGATTCTGGGGGTGTGGGGGCTATTTCTTCCCAAAATACTAGACGTGCACGGTCCCCAGATACCTCAAACACCGTTATTTGCGTAGGATTTAGCAATAATCCGTAGTCAATCCCCATAATATACTCTCTGCCGGCCTCGGGATTGATATTTAACTCCCAAGTCTCCGTTGCACACTCCTGAAGAAACAGTTTAGGGAAGAATTTACCTGCAGATTTAGGGAATTCGCCCATATTTTCCGCAACAAAGTCCTCATTAAGCATACAACACTTGTTACACTTCCATCCATCTATCTCTGCGTCTTCTGTTAGGTCGCGCGGGGCACAAAGTCCCTTCTTCAGTACCCACTGACAGGGAATATTTAGACGTTTAAACCGGTTTTTTATATAGCTACGGGTGATTGCGCCTTGTTTTATGGCATCCCACACATCAATGTGGTGAGTTCCATACTCTTCTGGCTCATTCAAGTAGGCTTCCCACTCAATTTCTAACTCTGGGTTAGCTACAGTTTTAGGAGTTCCTACCATTATCATCTTCTTTTCTGTGTAAGTATCGGCCATCATATCGTCAATAACTGTAGTTCTGACCTCTTTTGTGACCAATTCTATCTCGTCAACGATGAAAAGAGACCCTTTATTACCTCTTTTACTGTCTGCTTTCTGTGATTGCGCTAAATTGCTAGCTACAACCTCTGATTCATTGAATCCAAAGCGAATATATTCCTTACCATAGGTACCTCTTTCTCCCATTTTAGCGCTGGGTTGCACATATGTCTGCATTAAGTAGTCGCAACGCTTTAAAGCCTTCCATATGTCCTCCATAATGAAAAGCTGGTCCTGGGTAGGAGCAAAAATAACTGCTCTTGTCGTGGCTTCCTTGCACATCTTCCAAAGAATATATGCACTCAAAACCGCGCTCTTAC